CGGGCAGGAGCGGCGGGTCCAGCTCGACCAGCTCGCCGCGCAGCTTCTGGAATTTCTCGGGCGATACCTCTGTGCCGTCGTGTAAGCTGTAGCGGCACATGCTGCCGCCATGCGTCGGGGCGCTGACATAGAGGGGCTCCCCCCCCCTGATGCGGTCCTTGATAAGATCGAGCTTCATGCCTTCGGTGCCTTCTGCTGGAACTGTTCCCGGCGCAGCGTGACCGCGCCGCCTTCGCCAATGTCCGGCGCTTCCTCTGCAAAGCGCATCGCCGTGACGCGGGACCGGCTCAATATGATCGTGAGATATGCCGCCAGGCGCTCCTCGGTGGTGTGCGTCTTGGTTGGCGCGAACTCCTCCACGATCCACCGCGCGACCCTGGGCTTGACCGGGATCGTCACCGTGAAGTCAGAGGGCACGCTCGGCTTGGGTGCCAGCTCATCCTCGGCGCGGATCATGGCGTCCGTCAGGCTGATGCCCCGCTCTGCCTTGATCTCTTGCGCCCTAACCAGGATTTTTTCGTCTGTATTGTCAGTCACTTGTTCACTCCTTGCTAAATATACCGCTTATAATTGCAAAATATCTATTGCAAAGGCAAGCGCGGTCTGATTTAACCATTGTTGCAGGGCGTCGAGCCCGAGCGAAAACGGAGGTTCCCAGATGCAATTTGACCTGTTCGACCAAGGCAGCGACAGCCAGCCCGGCGGGCGGCAAACTGATCTGGAGATGCTGATAGAGGAGAAACGCATGAACCCTTACGAACAGAAACAGGAAGCCCGGCGCGAGCGGTTGTTTGCAGCGGCCGACCGGGCAGAGGCCCAGAGCAACGCGGCTTACAAGCGGGCCGACATGCGCGAGGAGGTTTCCGGTATCCCTTTCGGCCAGCCGATCTTGGTCGGCCACCACTCCGAGGGTCGGCACCGGGCAGCGATCCGGCGCGCCGATAACGCCATGCGGGCCAGCGTCGAGGCCGACAAGCGGGCCAAGGAATTGCGCGGCAAGGCGGCAGGCGTCGGCACCGGCGGGATCAGCTCCGACGATCCCGAGGCGATCCAGAAGCTCCAGGCCGAGATCGACGCGGCGCAAGAATACCAAGACGCCATGAAAGCCGCAAACGTCAAGTGGCGCAAGGAAGGCAACAAGGCAGGTCGCCAAGCTGACGGCACCTGGGTTGAACCTCCCTGCGCGCCATACCAGCTTTCCAACAACAGCGCGAACATCAAGCGGATGGAGAAGCGGATAGCCCAGCTTCGCGCCGCCGAGGCTGCACGGATCGCGGCCGGTGGTGAGGAGAAGCGCACCGCCTACCAGGGCGTTTGCGAGGTGGTCGAGAACTTCGAGGAGAACCGGCTCCAGATCGTTTTCGACGGCAAGCCCAGCGCCGAGGTTCGGGCCGATCTGAAAGGCAACGGGTTTCGGTGGGCACCAAGTCAGGAAGCATGGCAACGGCAGCTCAACAATGGCGCGCGCTATGCGGCCACCAGGTTCCTGCGGTCTCAAGGTGTTGAGGTCTGACACATCGGTGAGGGGCGGCAAGCCCGCCCCCATCCCATGCGCCAGAAAGACAGGAGGACAGCATGAAAATCGCAAACGGAATGTTGATCGAGGGCCGCAATCGGTGCGGCGTCCAGATCACCGATGGCCCTTGGATCGCAAGCGTGCCCGAGGAGCTGATAAAGCTCCGCGCCAAAACCTCCCGCGGATTTCCCGCCTGGGTGCGCGCGGCTTTCGAGGTCGAGAACAACAGCGACGGCCGGACTGATTACTTCGAGAACGACGTGATCCGGCTCATGCCTGGCGACCCGTTCTATGACCAAGCCGAAGCGGCAATTTCTTAGGAGATCGAGATGCAATGTATCAAAACCGGGGCGCACATTTACATCGCCCAATATGGCGAGTTTGCGATCTGCGACGTGTTCGAGCTGAAAGGCGTGAACCTGTTTCGGATCGCCGGGACCAGCCGCGAGCCGATGCGCGACGTGATCCACTTCTACGTCGTTGAAGTGGCCCAATGGTTCGACCGCGAGGCCACCGACGGCCGCAGCTCCACCATGACCTCGGCCTGTGCTGAGAACTTTGGCTATGACGGAAAGGCGGTGCAGGCATGAGCCGCAAGCCGACGATCTGGGAAGCCCTGGCCAGAAAGCTCGGCCGGGAACCCACGCACCGCGAGGCGTGCGACGATGTAAAGCGCATCCTTCGGGAAGGCGCAGAGGAAAGGGCAGGCGCATGAGCCACGGCAACGAGATAACCGACGCACTGGCGGGCGGGACTATTCCACCACCCTATAAGGCGTCCAGCTTCAAGAACCAGCACGGAAAACACATCGTGCGGATGCAATTCAACAGCCCCTCGGAGCTGGAGAGCTTCTTCATTCACGAGCTGATCGGCTCCGACATGATGGAAGGCAGCGCCTCGAAAGTGATCGGCACGACGCTGCTGATCTGGGACCGTAAATAAAACCACGAAAGGAAAGACCTGTGGACAACCTGTTTAAGAAAATGACCGCGACCTGTGACGAGCTGGCCAATCTGATGGCAGATCGCGGGATCATCACCCCGTCGGCCGTAATCGAAGCGCGCAGCGGGCACCGCACCGCTCGCGTGACGCTCAACTTCGCCACCGCCAGCGGATCCTACGCTGACCAGTATGAGTTTCTGTCCGGCGACACCATCGAGGAGGCCGTGGAGAAGGCCGAGGCGTGGGTGATGGCCCAGCCGACGGCCGACGAGCGCGCGCTCCAGGATGCCCTGGAACTGACCGCCAAGGCGCTGGAGGCCAGCCGCAAGGCCGGGCTCGACACCGGCGAGGGCGCGGCGTTCGTCGCCCAGCTCGAAGCAATGATGAAGCGCTTGAGCGAGAACGCGATCACCGACAAAAGCGACGCGAGCTGATGGCACGCGGAACAGCGAGCTATACCGGCGAGGAGGTGGAGGTGGCGTTCAGCGCCACCGGCCAGCTCACCGACTATGGCGTGCCAGGATCGCCGCGCTGGATCGAGTGGGAGGATATCGAGATCGAGGAGTTGACGATCCTCGGCCACAAGGTCGATCCGAAAATCCTGTCCGCAAAGCTGGTGGAAACGATCCGCGAGCTGGCCGACGATCTCGAATTTGAACAGCAGGAGAACGACCATGAAAATTGAAGTTGAGAAATACGACATGCACCGGATGATTCTGCTGCTTGACGCGGCAGACGACGCACTAACCGCTGCCGCCAAAATTGAAAAGCGCCAGCAACAGAATAAGTCCATGCGTCAAATCACGGCGCAAGAACGGGCCAAGGCGACCCGGCTGCTGGTTGCTGAAATGATGGCGAAGTATTCATGACAGGCCGCACGCGCCGGGGACCACACACCAACCGGAGACACCGACTATGACTGATCGAGCAATCATCCCGAGCGTTAAGCTCGTCGCTTTTGTCCAGGACGGTGGCGGCACCACACCAGCCACGATCCTGATCGAAGGCAGCACGCCCCTGGGGGCACTCACGGCCATGACGATGCGCGCCATTGCGAGCCAGCACCCACACCTGAGCGGCAAGCCTATCCTGTCGCTGCGCTACGACGTGCGGGCGCAGACGAGGGCGGCAGGGTGAAGCACTGCGCCTGGCATGAGTGCGGCCGGGCTTTCGAGCCCGCCGACCCCCGACAAGAGTTTTGCCGTCCCGACTGCCGCAAGGCACGGGGCGCATGGAAGGCCAGGCGCGGCGGTCCACTGGTGGACATGCTGCTGTCTGGAGACGTGGAGGCGCTGATGGAAGCGAAGCGCCGCATCAAAGAGGAGATCAAGGATGCAACTGCCAAAGCTGATTGAGAACATGGATTTTGCCACCTACCTGGGCGATCCGATGCCGGACCCAAGCCTGACCAGCTCGCTTGTGAAAGACCTGCTGGGCACCGCCCCGCGCAAGGTCTGGCAGAACACCGCCAGGCTCAACAAGGACGCCGAGAGCGAGGAGAAAACGATCTTCGATCTGGGCTCGGCCGCGCACCGGCTGTTCACCGGCACCGGCGCTCCGATTGTCGAGATCGACGCGGCCGACTTCCGCTCCAAGGCGGCAAAAGAGGCGAAGGACGAAGCCTATGCCCAGGGCAAGACGCCGATCCTGGCGAAGAACATGCCGCGCGTGCGGAACATGGCAAAGGCCGCGCTCGACCAGGTGCGGGATAACCCCGAGATCGGGAACCTGTTTTCGGCCGAGAACCAAGCCCAGCTCCTGCGCGAAGCCACAATCCTGTGGCAAGAGGCGGGCGTGATGTGCCGGTGCCGCCCCGACTTCTACTCGCCCGAGGAGAACGTGGTGATCCACTACAAAACCACCGGCACCAATATCGCGCCGGTATCACTGGCCAAGTTTGCCGCCAGCTCGGGCTGGGACATGACGGCCGCGCACTATCACCAGGGCGCGAAGCTGCTGACCGGCAATGCGCCGCGCCAGTATTTCGTGGTGCAGGAGACGGCAGAGCCGCACCTCCTGCTGACGGCCGAGATCGACAGCACGTTCCTAGAGACGGCGCTGATGCGCCGCGAGCGGGCGCTGATGATCTGGGGCCGGTGCCTGCGCGAGAACCGCTGGCCGGGCATGATCTCCAAGACGATCAAGCTGGAGTGCCCCGAATGGCATGAGCGCAACCTGATCGCGGAGAAAGACGCCGAGGAAGCTGCAAAAGCAGCAGGCACCGATCTCCTGGAGATGATGCGCACCTGGCAGGCACCCGAAGGTTGGCAACCGGCAGCGGTCCAGGGCTCGCGCCGCGACGAAAAGGACGTGATCGAATGAGCTTCACCTTCGCAACGGCCGAGCGCCGCAACACGCACATTCTGGTGGCCCTTGCGGGGGCCTCCGGTAGCGGCAAGACGTTCAGCGCCATGAACCTGGCAACGGGTATCTGTGGCGACAAGCCTTTCGCCGTGATCGACACCGAGGCAGGACGGGCGCTGCACTATGCCGATCAATTCAATTTCAAGCACGCCGACTTTGCCCCGCCATTTACGCCCGAGCGATACCTGGAGGCGGTGAAGGCGGCAGAGAAAGCCGGGTTCGAGGCCATCGTGATTGACAGCATGAGCCACGAATTTGACGGACAGGGCGGGATCATGGAAATGGCCGAGGCGTCCAACGTGAAAGGCCCCGGCGCATGGAAAGACCCGAAGATGCGCCACAAGAAGATGATGAACGCCTTTCTCCAGGTGCGCGCGCATCTGATCTTCTGCCTTCGGGCCGAGGAGAAGATCGACATGAGCAAGAAGGATGATCGAGGGCGCGTGATCGTGGAGAACGCGGGCTGGTTCCCGATCCAGGAAAAGCGGTTCATGTATGAAATGACCGCGAGCTTCACGCTCAACCCCAGCTCGCCAGGCGTGGTTGATCTCACGTTGCCGCACAAGGTTCAGGATCAGCACCGCATGAGCTTCCTTCCAGGCCGTCACATCACGGCCGAGGCCGGGGCCAAGCTCGCAGCCTGGGCGCGCGGCGACACGATCACGACGCCCGACAAGGAGCTGTGGGACCGGGCTCGGCGTATCTCGCACGACGGGATCGAGAAGATCACGACGTTCTTCCAGAAGGTCGCCACCGAGGAGGAGCGCGCGGCTCTCCAACCCATCAAACGGGAGCTATGGGAGACTGCCCAAAAAGCGGACAAGAACCGTGGCGAGCTGGGCTGATGCGATCCGCCAGATCGGCGGGCCGTCCATGATTTACCACCCACCAAGCCACAAAGGAGAACCCCATGGCTGACAAGACCCAGACCGAGAACCAGGACGACGACGGCGGTAACAGCTTCGCCGCAATCGACATGACTAAACCCGTGTTCATCGTGTTCCACCAAACCGAGACGCGGAACAACATCGAAGTGTTCCAGGGACCGGACGCCGAAGCCAACGCCAAGGCGCGAGCCAGCCAGAAGGCGGTGCGCACGAAAGCAAAGGTCGCCGTACTCGGCCCCCAGCGGGCTGTCTACGAGCCGCCCGAGCCGTCGAAGGCGAAGGAAGTCCAGCTCGATTGGACGGCGCAATAATAACCAGGCGGGCGCAAGTCACTTGCGCCCGCTGTATTGACCGAGGAGAGGGGTAGTCATGTCACGAGCGCCGATGGAGGCGAAAGCCTCAATGCCGATCCAGCTCGGCCTGTGTGACTGGTGCGGCGGCACTACGGCCGAGGGGCGCACCTACTGCGGCAAGGAGTGCCGCGTGGCCTATAACAACCTTCTGGCCCGTCAGGGCAAGGCCGTGATGCAGATGCTCAAGGTCTGGAGAAAGCACCGGGGCGCGAGGGGATCACCCGGCGAAGGAATGATTAGCCAGGTCGCATCGCGTGTCGATCAGATGTTGATTGAAGATCGAGAACGCAAAGCGAAGCTGCGTCAGTGATCGTTCCGACTGGCAATCGCAGACAGGAGCGCATCAAGCCGAGCGTTGGTGTCCTTGGTAGACTGCCGATGCTCGTCGCGCATCTCGCGCATGTCGCTTGATAGCCTTAGCAAGTGCCCGTCGAGATCAGTTTTCTGCACCGCATCCTCGCGCACACGGCTGATCCTGGCGTGCAGCTCCCTGTTGCTACCGTCCACCTCGTCCTCCACCCGCCGGATCATCGAAACCAGACGCCAAAACGCGCCGATCAGGATCGTGCCCCAGCCAAGCGTCAACGTCACGGCGATGCCGATAGCCCATTTTAAGTCCTCACCCATCAACGCCCCCGGCACACTCTGATCTCATTTCGCACGACGCCATAGTGTCCGATCATCACAGACAGCGCCGATCCTTCCGGCAGAGCCTCCAGCTCGTCGGCTGCTTGGTCCTGCACCTCTTGCGGGTAGCTGTAGAGCGTGGGGCACGCATCAGAAATCGCCGTCGCGCATCCGCTCAACGACACCATCCCGATCAGTCCTAGTATTTGCCACCGCATCCCGCATCCTTTCCTTTACCTGGTCGCGTGCCTCGGCACGGTCCAGCCTTTCCGTGAGCCTTCCATTGCGCCGTCCGGTCAGCACCAGGGCAACAATGCCCAGCGCTCCCAGGATCAGCGGCCAGAGCTTGCGCAGCCAGCCCCAGATCACCGCAAGCCCCTTTCGTGATCGTCCACCCGAGCCTCCTCGATCCGATCCGACATGACCCGCTGCACCACTGTAGCGGCCAAGACCACGCCGATCAGGCCGAGGGCCAGCCAAGGAAGCCAATCGGCCAGCCCGCCAACGACAGGGATCGCCGCGATCTGTTCGTGCGCTTGGGTCGCGGCAGCGGCAACACCGGCGGCAACGCCGCTCTGTGCCTGGACCGCCTGGGCGTGGCGCTGCGTCTCGGCCGCGCGGATCGTCCGGCTTTCGGCCAAGTTCGAGCGCGGGAAGCTCTGCCATGCCTCGGCCGCACCACGCAGCACCGCATCCGCCAGGCGCTCCTGTTCCGTCTCCTCGTCGGTCGCGCGCGTGCCTTCCGTCGAACTTCCGAAGAAGGGCTCGATCAGGATCGCAGGAGCCCGGCCGGAGTGCAGAGAACCGCCGCCACGATCCGAGGAGGCGCGTGTCTTGATGCCGCGATCCCGCAACCCCAGTGCCACCACCATCTCGCGCTGGACGCTTTCCGCCAGTCTAAGGGACAACGCGGTGCCGCTCGACAAGGTTTCAGTGCCGGTTGCCTGGGGCGATGCCGCGCCGTTGAAGTGCAGCTCCACGCTCGCATCCGCGCGCCAGGCGTCCACCTCGGAATAAACGCGATCAATCTCGCGCGTGTAGCCCCCGCCGGGAGTGCGCATGAAGGTGCGAACCTGGATGCCGTATTCTCCGGCCAGACGCTCGATCCGGCGCGCAAGTCGTCCGTTCCACACGAACTCGCTTTCCCCGGTGTCTTGCCGAACCGCGCCCTGGCTGGCGCTGTTGTGCCCTACTACGACTGCAAGTTTCATGGCCTTCTCCTTACTGGCGCGGCAGGCGCTTGAGGCGCAGCGTGGTTTCCGCCAGGTCCACGGCGCTGCCGGTGTTGTTGGTGATAGTCACTCTCACGCCGCCGGTGTAGGCGCTGGCCGAAACCGAAAGCCCCGCCGTGTTGTTCTCCAGCGTGGCGATCACGAAATCCCCCGGCCGCGTGCCGGTGAATGTGTGCGGTGTCGTGTTGCTCGCGCCGTCGGCAATCGAGGGCGCGTTCCAGGTTTTTTCCAGCTCGCCGTAGAACGTGCCGTCGTTCACCATGCAGTCCATGGCCCTGACATTGGTGCCGCCGATCACAAGGCTGCTGGCATTGTCGGCCCCCGCGTCCTTGCAACGAGCGCCAACGACCAGACTGTCCGTAACCGTATTTTCAAGGACAAGCCCCGAATTGGACGGGTAGACCAGATCATTGCGCACGACAATTCCCCGAATGAGCATCCCCGTTCCGCGCTGGAAGCGCGTCGCTCTGTTGCCGCTGTGCCCACAATTCAAAACCATGTCGCCGTCGCTCTCCACCTGCGATCCGCTTAAATTCAGGCCCTCGCCGCCGAAGCCGTAGATGCGATTTTTTCGCGTCGAAACCTCGGAACAAACACCAATGTTGATACCCCGCCCTACACTGGTGGACAGGACGGCAGGCTGGCACCTGTTCTTTTCTGCCCGCACGTTCTGCGAATATGTCACCCCGATTGCCGTGGTTGTGCTGGCCGTCACTATGTTGCTGTCAATGATGACGTTCACCATCTGCGAGAGCTTGATCTGAGAGTTGGCGCTACCGTTTCCGAATACCGTGTTTCGCCGGATCGTCATGTTGGAGTTATTGCCAGCCCGGTAAACATAAAAGTGCATGTCAGATACGGTCGGGTCTTTGTCGAGCGTTCCCGTGCCTGAACCCGTCACCGATGTGATCGTGCCATAGTCGAAATCTGTGCTGATCTTAAAGCTGAACTGATCGGCAGAAATCTCATTGACGATGTAATAGGTGGTGCTGAAAGCCGAGGGCCAGGAGGCCCCGCTTTCTGTGCGGCGAGCAACAACGGTTCCGACCTCGATCCCAAGATCGTCCGTCAGAAGGTTCGTGTCCTCCACGGTGATCCACCCATCTGCCGCGAAAGAGATCACACCGAGGCGGTCGCCCGTGCGGTAGATTGCGTCGTCAAACTGCGTGCCGCCCGCTGCCGATCCAATGCCGTCTCCAGCGTTGCCGTAAACCTCGTTATCCTCAATGATGCAGTCGTCGCCAAAGACGCTGACAATTCCGCTGTCGCAGCTATGGACTTTGTTGCGCCGAATAACCCCGCGACGGATCGCAGAGGTGCCGTCGGTCTTGTAAAGGTTGGCCTCCAGGTCGATACCGGCCCCCGGCGATCCGGTGGCGTTCCAGAACTCGCAGCCCTCGATCAGATACCCGTCGCAAGCCACAACAGATACACAGTTGCGCGTGCCTGCCCCCAGCCCTTCTCCCTTGCAGTCGATGATCTGGATATTCTCGGGAATAGCACCAGTTGCCACGTCGCCGCCGATGTAGAAACAGTCGTCTCCACTGTTGCCGCTGCCCTTTGCGTGCAGTCCTCGGACCGAACAATTTTTTGCGATATTAGAACCGCCGCCCGAAATCAAAACGGCATGGCTATTCTGGCTCCCGTTTAGCTCAACTCGCGCCCCATATCCCCAAACGTGAACATTCTCTTGCTGAATTTGAATTGCCCGAGTGCCGCCGGTCTTTGCCTTGTAAACTGTGCCAGGCTCGAACTTGATAGTGGTGTTCGCGGCTGGGATAAGGCGATCCCCGATATATGCCGCGACGTTGAAATTGATTACCAGCGTTCCGTTTGCAGCCTTTGCCAGTGCCGCATAGAATTTAGTGGTTTCATCGACGCCGGGGGAAATGCCCCATGCGTCAGTGTGGTAGGCCCCATCCCCATCGGGAAGAACGTCAAGCTCAACGCCGCCTGCCGTTGTGAGATCACCGCCGCTGGCAACCTCAAGGTATAGGTGCCGCCCAGCGCGCCAGATCGCATCGACCCCGCGCGATGCCTCGGACGCGGCGAGCATTGCCGTCGGTGTTTGGTAGATGATTTGCGCGCCGGTTTCCGCGTAGATGTTATACGGAAACGAGGCCAGCGCGCCGCTGTCGGTCAAGCCGATCAGCCTGGAATTTTCAGGAGTGAATAGATACGCTCCGAGCGGCCCGAACCCGAGAATTTGCGTGTCGCCGGATGGATTGAGAATGGCCGGATTGCCGTCGTTCCTTCCGACGCCGAACTTCTTGTTGATAAGGGTGAAGTGGTGCTGGAGGCGCTGCCAGATGCGATCCATCTCGACGTTGAAGGGGTCGCTCTTGAACTCGCCGCGAAGCTGCATGTCAGAGCTGCGCTGGAGCGGCACCACCAAGTAGACTGAATAGGCGTCGGTGCCGCTCGCTGCCGTCGTCAGCGTCACCACCCCAGAGTTGCTGCCTGCGCCAGTGACAGTGTAATCCGTATTCAGCACAAGCGGCGTTTCCGAGCCCGACTTGTACACCTCAAGCCAAGCGGCTTGCTCAAAATAGAAATCGAGCGAGATCGTCTTGACGCCCGCCGCAGGAGTGAGTGGCCCCACAACAAGATCGTTTTCCGAAACTGCCATCTGCTAACCTCCGAAAGCGTTTGAAATATCTGGTGCCCGCAGGGAGCCTTTTCCCTGTATAGCAGAAGAACCAGGTGGTGCGAAGAATTGAGTGTCATACTGCCGCGCGCTCTGGATGCGACGGCGGAACGATTGCGATGCCTCCGGGTCGATCACCTGCTGGAGCTGATCCAGCACCTCGCGCTCGTAGGCCAGGCGCAGATACCAAAGTGATCCGCCCGGCGTGTAATTCCGCAGGAGCCCGACCAGCTCGCGCCCGGCCCGCGTCTCCTCGCCAAGCGCCAGCTCGCGCGCATTTCCGACTGTGAAGCGCAGCATGTCGTCTAGGAAGCCCACGCCAGGCCCGGCCAGCGTCTCCGCAATTCCGCCGCCAAAGCGGTTCACGTCGGAGAAGAAGAAATCCCCGAAGATGCCAGCGCCGCCGCCCTGGGCAATCGCGGCCGTCCAGAACTCGCCGCTGGTCATGTCGCGCGGATCGCGCCCCTTTGTTGTTTCCTTCATCTGGATCGCCAGCGCGCCCAAGATCGTGTTGCCGACCAGCATCCCCGCCGCGTAGGACAGCGCCGAGCCCGGCCGTCCTTGGTAGGCTTCCGCCATAATCCGGCCGAACTGCGTGACCAGCATCGTAACCGGGAAGCTCTTGAACTGGAGCCCGAAACGCAGGAACTCGCCAGAGATTGAGCCTGGCTGCGTGCGCCCGAGAACCATCGCCTTGCCAAAGATGTTGGTGCTGGGCACCGCGAACTCGGTCAGGCTTGTGATCGCCTCCATGTAGCGATCCGCGAGGCTTGCCCCGCCCACCTCCTCGATCTCCTGTGATCGCAAAAGTTGGAGCCCGCTTTGCGTTTCATGGACGCGCGCCCTCTGAATTGCTGGCCAATCGTTTTCCCCGATCCCGTAGCTCTTGAACATGCGCTGCGTGCGTGCGGGCAGCTCGCCCCAAGAGCCAGATTGCCACTTTACTGCCTGCGACATGAACTCCAGCCCGAAGGATTGACGTTGCACCTCTGTCAGCCATCCCAGACCCGAGGCGCGGATAGTGAAGTCAGCTAGGCGCGCCGCGCTTTCGACGTGCATCTCCTCCAGCTCATAGCGCGCCACAGCATTGCCGATATCCACCGCGTTCTCAAAGATCAGTCCGGCCTCATTCGCCTGGGCGCGCATGTCAGTTGATGTGGCCAAGCGCGAAAGCTGGCGCATGAACCCGAGCTTGGACATTCCGACGAAACCCGAAGCGATCCGCTGGGTGTTGAAATCCGTCACGCTGGAGATCACCGCAGAGCCCAGGTGCGCGCTCGTCAGGTAATTCCGCAGGGCAGACGCACCGCGTGCCAGCTTGGCGTTCTGGGGCATGTTGGAGCGGCCGGTGAAAAGGTCCATCATGTCGTCGGCCACCTTCGACTTGCGCCGCGCCCGGTCCAGAGCATCAGGTTCCGCTGATCGGCTTGCAAGCTGCTGCGCCGCGTCGGACAGATACCGGAACGTGTGGAACGGGTTTGGCCCCAGCTCCTCCATCATCGAGATATCCATCGCCATGTTGTCGAGGTGGCCCATCATCACCCGGAACGCATCCTGCCCGCTGCCAAAGCGCTCTGAATACCCCATCCAGTCGTCGGCGCTTTTGAACTTGAAAAACCGATGATCGGCCCGGCGGTTATACATGGCAGAGCCATGACGTGCGGCAGGAGAACGGCGCGAATAGCCATCAGTGCGAATTGCCTCGAAGGCGTCTTTCATCAGCACCTCCAGCGTCTCATTTGTGAAGGCCAGGCCGTTGTTGAAGTCCCGGCCCATCGCGTCGAGATCGAGCCGCGGCATGATAAAGCTGCGCCAGTCCTCATAGCTTGCCTTGCGCACCTTCGCGCTGTCATGCGCCTGGGGAAGCCCCCAATCTGCCCGCTTACCAACATGGCCACCGGCCGCATTGAAGCGAAGCCGCGCCTTCTCGGATACCCCTGACCAAGATTGTGCAATGGCACGCGCCGCCGCGTCTCCGGTATCCTCTCCGAAAACCTCACGCACCACCTTGCGCAGCATCTCCGGCTTTCGCCGTTGCCCGGCCAGGTTCGCGCGAAACGCTTGCACAGCGCCGGTCAGATCGCGCCGAAAGCTGCGCCGCACAGCCTCATATTTCCCTGCCAGCGTCGATCCTTCAGCGCCTCGCGTGTTCGATACCAAGTCTTGCAGGTATTGCGCCGGGTCCAGATCGCCGCGAATGTTTCGATGCCTCTGCAACCGCTGACCTTGGCGCTGACTTGCCGCCGCCTGGAGCTGCATCACTCGGCGCTTTTCTGCTGCCTCTGCGCGCGCCTTGCCCTGGACCGCCCGAGCGGCCTCGATCTCGGCTTGGGTGTGCCCCATGCTGCGCTGAAACTCGCGGAAAGAGTTGTCATACTCGCGCAAGATGCGCTCGGCCCGGTCGCGGTCCATCTCGCCACCGGCCACCGCCCGATTGATACAGTCTCGAAGCGTCATGCCTTTATCCTTTCACGCAGAGATCGAGGACGGCCACCGCCTCGTCGTCAGCATCCAATTCGGCCGCAAGATCGGCGCGCGACTTTACCACCGCGATCTCGTTGCCTTCGCTATCAAAGCCACGGGCCACCGGCACCGCATCGAATAGATCAAACCGTCCTGGATCGTTCGGATCGAACAGCCCGCCGATCTGGCTATCATCGGCCGCAGCTCCACCCCGGCCCATCGGCTGCGACAGTCTCTGGTCCAAGCGAGTGCGCTCTGTGATAGGCTCGATCCCATCGAACAAGCTCTGTTCCCCGGCGCTGGTCCGCTCCGTGTTGACAGTGCGACCATTGTTGCTTACATCAGGAGAGGAGGTATCCCCCATGCGATTTTTTCTTGTAGACCGATCCATCCCAGCGCTGGAGCCGGAACCCGGTGCCATGCTGCTGCTTGGAGCCAACGGAACCTGGTCGGACATATCCCCGTCCGAGGTTCTTGCCGATGAAGGCTCGCCCGAGGTGTCCGAGGAGGTGTTTGTCTCCGTCGTGGCGCGGCTCGGCGCTTCCATGCCAGGCGTTTCCTGACCCAAGATCGAGCGCCATTGCGGTGGCAACTTGTCCATCACCCCAGCATAGAGCGCTTCCATCTCGGCCAGCGCCTGCATCCGCTCACTCTCTGGGCGTGACAGGTCGCGGTAGACCTCATAGAACTTGTGACCGCGTGCCTCCTTTACCTCGAACATGCCGGGCACCCAGAGCTGCACCTCCCCGAGCTGTCCATCATCAAAAACGACGGTCAGCTTGCGGTCGAAGTATCCACCCTCAACCACATTCCAGCCTTCATCGAGAACACGATAGCGCCGTGCCAGGATCGCCACGAACTCCTCGGCCGCTTCCGGCGTCGGTGCGTCCACACCACCACGCGCCACGTCAGTGACGCGGTTTGGATCGCCCGCATATTTGTCCTTGATCTTCTGCTCTGTGCGATCACGCCCCTTGAGAGGTGCCGGTCTAGCCGTCACGCCAGCATCCCTGGCGGCAAGCTCGATTTCCTGTGTCAGCTCCAGGTGGTTGCGCTGGCCACGCGCCATGAGATCATCCACATCACGGAAGGCTTGCGCCGCCTTGAGCCCGGCTTCGAGCTGCGCCGCCTCGGCTGGGTCGAGGTCTGGCAATCGCTCAATCCTGGGCTCGGCCACTGGCTCGATCCTGGTGTTGGCGATCTGGGCGCGCACGCCATCACCATTTACCGGGTCCGCGAAGCCTTCGAGGGGATCAGGTGCCGCTGCGCTCGAACGCGCAGGTTCTGCATTGCGTCCAGGAACGCCAGCTCCTGCCCCAGCGAGGCCATTTCGCTCAACCTCTTGTCGGACAGCATCTGCAACTCGCTGGGCGGCGTCTTTGAGACGGCCGGTTTCTTTGTAGCCTTTCGCGCCATCGTTCAACGCCTCCGATATTGGCCCGGCTCGGTGCGCCAGTTTCTGCACCGCCGCGAGGGCTTGTTCAACTTGTTGCCTGGTCTGCTTGTTGGTCGCCGTGTCCAGCCGGTTTGCTCCCGTTCCCTGGATGCGGTCGGCCCGCTCGTCCAGTGTGCGGAAAACGCTGCGATCATCTCGCATAATCCTCATGGCACTTTCCAGAACTTTGGCGCGCTCCAGGTAAAGACTTGCCACGATCTCCTGTTCCCCGAATAGGTCGGACGTTACCTCGCGCGACACCGGAGCCTGGAGGGCTTGGGACAGGATGCTTTCAGCCTGGGCCGTGGTGTCTGGCCCGGTTCGCTTGAGGAGCTGCATCATTGCGCCGTGCATCTCTGGGTTATCCACCATCCTGCCCACAAGCTCGGCAAAGCGCTCCGGCACTACCTGATTGATGAACATATCGAACGCTTCATCGGACAGCCGCGCCAATGATTGCGCCCGAGCAATGCCAGGACCGGCAGGCAGTTGCGTGATTGCATCCGGCCGCACGCGCAGCACCCGAGCCGCATCTCGCGCCATCGCTGTTGACATGCCGTCGCTGGCCTCCGCGATATTCTTGAGTGCCGCCAGGACGCGGATATCTTCTGGCGAGAACCCGTCAGTCTCACGGAACACACGCGCCGCCATCGTGATCTCTTGGCCGGTTTGTTCCATGATCCGCCGCGCGAGGCCGGTGCGCTGGTGCCCGTCAGCGATTGCCCGCGATCCGTCGCCGTATTCATAGACGATCACGATCCCCGCGCGCTCTGGATACCACTCGGTTACGTCAAGGAGGCGCTGGGTTTGGCCACCCTCGGCCACGACATTAGAGCGGAACTGAAAAACGTCCGGCTGCACCAAAAGCTCGCGCGGGTCCACCTCCTCGATTTCGCCGTTGAGGATAGAGGATCGCGGCCGAGCGAAGATCGGTCGATCCGGCATGTCCGGCGTGCCGCCCTCGTGCGCCGCCAGAGCGGCCGTCTGGGCGCGCTCCAGGTGTTCGCGCACCTCCGGCCCGTCGCCACCGTCGGTTGCCGCCTCCTCGTCCTCCAGGTCGCGCCGGAGCTGCTGCGCGATCAAGCCCGCCTCTGCATCACCTGTCGCCTCTGCTGCCTCGATCAGCGAGCGGCGCTCGCCGCGCAGAAGGTGGCCAAGCCTGGTCGCCTGGTTTACGCCGCCACGAAACGCCTCGGGGCCATACATCGTGCCCGCGCGGATCGTGCCCCCGAGCGTGGCACCGACGGCAAAACCGAACGCGGCGTTCTCAAAGATGCTTTCCTCGGGAAGTCCGAGCTGGCGCAGGAAGGCATTGCGCGTCGGCGTGGTTCCGGCCTCCAGCGCAGCGTTGAGCACGCCCTCGATCAGCGCCGTGGCCAAGATGCCAGCGCGAGAAGCCGCACCGAAGGGAAGCGTTGCAATCGTCTCGATGTTGTCGAAACCGGCCACGAAACCGCCAGCCAGTTGCCCGCCAAGACCGCTCACGCCCCGCCCCCGAGACATGATCTCGTCGGATCGCTCGACACGCTCCAGGAGCGCCCCGGTGATTTCGTCGCGCCGCGCTGCCAGCGTCTCCGGCGTCACGTCCTCGGGAAGCTCGATGCCGCGCTGTTCCAGCTCCGCGAAAAGATCGGTCAGCGTGGCGTCGTCTGGGGCGAAGCGCTGCGAAGTGAGCCGCCCCGCCATTTCCAGGGAAAGCGCCTGCCCTTGGACGCGAACGCGCGCTGGGCCTGGGACTGAGATGTCGATCTCCATCTGGTCGCGAAGCGGCTGGAATATCTCGCGCTCTGTTCTGGGTCGGCTGGTTAGCTCGCCCACCTCTTGCTCGCGGCGAAACGCTGCACCGGCCACCTCGCCAAAGGTTGCGCGTGGCCCGCGCGTGGCGACGGGATCAACCGGCTGGAGCTGCACAAGTCTGGCCATCAGTCGAACTCCCGCAGATCAAAGGTCAGGATGCCGCGCTGGTCGCCGTTATCGGTCAGGAACACGGCGCCCTCGGCGTCCACCGGCACCAGGATATTAGGATCATCAGGCGACGGCCGCAGGCCCTCAATTGAGCGCTCCAGTGCTTGCGCCGTGAACATGCGGCCAGAGCGATCCACCACCATGCCCCGTGCAAGCTGTGTGAGCTGTTCTTCTGTGATGCCTCGAATTGCCCGGTTTACGCGGCGCTCGTCCCAGCCAGGAGGCAGGAGCGTGGCACCGTAGCGGGTTTCTGCCATCCCTCCGGTCCCGTCGGATTGCTCGCCCAAAGCCATGCGATAGCCCGCCTCCAGGTCGCCCGCCTCGATTGCCCGGCCCCCTTCTGCCATCGCCAGGCCGCGCGCATAGGCCAGCGCCGTGGTGTCCAGGTCGGCAATCCCCTCCGGTGCGATCATGTCTGCCTCTAGGAGAGGCGCAAGGATCGTCTCGCGCGCCGCTGCCAGATCGGTAGCCCCGCCACCTTCCAGCCGCGTATCCACAGCCCCGCGCAGGATTACGCCTGCCGCCTGCTGGTTGCCCATCGCATAGACTGCACCGGCCGCGTAGATCACCGGCTCGGATTTACCGATCCGCGAGAATATCGCCATCGCCTGATCCTCACCCATATCTGCTACTGACCCCAAGAACGCGGCACGCTGGCTGCGCGAGCTGGTCTGGAACACCTCCGAGATGCCGTCCAGCTCTGCCTGTGTCAGCGGAACCGGATAATCGACGCCTTCCGGCCGAGTGTGGGGTGCGAGGAGATCGACGCGCTGGGCGATAATGCCGCCCACCTGCTCCATGTCCTGCGCGTCTGCGAGGCTGGGCAGCTCGACGCCAACCGACCGGGCAAAGCGTACGGGATCACTGGTGGCCATAGTCCGGCGATGCTCCGACCACGCGCCCAGGCGCTCTATTACGCGCTGCGTGGTCAATGCTGGAGCCCCGTAGCGTTCCCCCTGTGCCGCCAGGACAGACAGCGATGCCCGAGCATCTTCCAGCACCGCGTCTCGTTCTGCCGCGCTCATGCCCCGCAGTGTCTCCACATCGCGGTGAAAAGCCTCGACCTCGTTGATCGCGTTCAGCACGTCCTGATTGCCAGCCGCCTGCGCCCGCAGCCCGTCGTAGTCCACGTCCTCGGCTCGTGCGCCGTTCATGGCCAGTTGCTCAATCAGGGGCAGGCCGACCGTTTCAGCCGAAACCGCATCCTGCACTTGTTTGATCCGGTCTTGCAGGCTTTCTATGATCGCCGCCCCGCCCAGGTCCAGATCGCCCCGGTCGGCCGCGTCAGTCATGTCTCCCCTGACGCGCTCGACGTAGCGCATCAGCTCGTCGCCCGTCATGCCGTGCGTTGCCACCTGTGCATCAGCCACCTGGAACTCAAGCTGCGCCTCGCGCTGGAGATCAGGGTAGGGAGAGAGCGCCAACATGATGCGCGCGCGCTCCTCTTGTGGGATCGCCACCGGCACGCCCGCCTCACCCATCGACACATAGGCGTTGATCGTATCCGTCATGCCTTGCTCAAGCCGACGGCGCTCGGCCTCGGCCGCAGTCCGGCGCGCGCTTTCGGTCGAGCGCGCCCGGCTTTCCATCGAACGCAGCATCTCCAGGCTGTCACCCGCAGGCAGCGGCGAGTTGCCAGAGAACACCTGCTGGCGAAACTCATCGACATATTGCCCAGGCGCGGCAGACCGCATGAAGTCGGCCTCGATCATCATGCGGCGCGCGCCCATTGTGATCTCTGCCATGTTAGAAGCGATAGCGTCCGGCGTCATGGAACCGGCGCGCGTTGGGTCTGCCGGATAAGTCCGGCCTGCAATCGTGAACTCCTCGCGCGGCCCGAACTGCGCCAGCGTGTCGGTCGCTTGGGCCATGTGATCTGCCAGCTCCGCACCCGTCGCGCCGGTTAGCGCCAGCCGCTCGGCCTCGGATCGCGTTGTGGTCACGATCTGGCCAAGGGCCTCCTCTTGCCGTGCCATCACGCGCCGCTGGGAAAGCTCTACTGCCTGCCGCTCTGCTGCGATCCGGCCCCGGTCGAACTGCGATTGCAGCTCCGTTGCCAAGCCCGGCATTTCCTGGGGAAGCTCGGACATAACTTGTGCCCGCACGTTCTCCATTTCCTCGCGCAGCTTGCCGATATCTCCATCTGCCCGCTGCATCGCAGCGCGCATCCCCTCCTCCAGCGCAGAGGTTGCACGGGCAGTAATCACCCGATCCGCTGCACGGTTGAACGCCGCATCGCGCACCGTGAACGGAAGTCTTGGCTCGAATGTCGAGCTGTTCAGCGTTTCCAGCTCATATTCCGGCGTGCCCGGCACGCTGACAGTGATCCCCTCGCGCCCAGCGCGAGCTTCTGCCTTGCTTATCCAGAGGTTTGCAAAGTCCTGCGCCGACATTGTGTCAGGATTGCCCCCGTTAAGACGAACCGCATCACGGCCGACCACCGACGAAGCCAAGCGTGGGCCCGCCGTCAGGAGGTTGATCGCGCCCTGTGCGCCCATGGTGACGGAGGTATCCTGGCCACGAAGCTGCCGGAGGCCCCATTGAGGCCCGCGCTCGTCAACTGCCGCTAAAGCCTCCTGCTCGCCCCGTGCGGTCTGCACTTGCTCGACGGCGGGGCGGATGAATTTGTTTGCCGATCCAAGGATATCCTGGAACGCTGCGAAGGTCTGTTCGCGCCCGCGACCAAGCTCCGCGCGAGGGGAAACCTGGGGCGTGACAAGGGCAGGGCCGTAGCGGCGAATTGATGGCATGGTTTACCCCGTCAGTTGAAACGCATCGACGCCGATCTGTGCCGCGCGACCGAAGCCGCCCAACATTGAGGATCGCGCCTCGGACATGAGGCCCCGCGCACGAAGGCGGGACATTGCGGCGCGGTTGTCCGCGTTGCTCCTGGTCACGTCCAGGTTCCGCTCGGCCAGGCGCTTCGTGCTTTCGGCCACGTTCACCGGCGTGCCCACGCCAATGTCGAGCCCGTTGGCAAGCTGGATCACTTTTTGCTCGCCGGTCAGCTCTGCATACTCACGCGCCAGATCACGCGCTTGGGCAGCGCCTTGGGCTTGCTCTTGCAGTCCTTGCGCCGTGGCGAACGCGGCCTGGTCCTTTGCGGCCCGGCTTGCAGCCACGCCCTGCCCGATTGCAGCCAAGGCAGAGCCTGCGCTCAACACTTGGGACAGCGTGACGACACCAGAACCTGCCGCAGCGGCACCAGCTCCTGCCGCTGCACCAGCGCCAGCCCCCGCAGACATTGTGCCGACGGAGGCCGCAGCGCTGGATACTGCCGTTCCGATTGCCATGAAAACTGTTGCCATGCCCGCCTCCTTAAAACCGGATATCGTAGGTTATCGACCGCAGAAGGAATGGCATAGGCTCGATCTGCGTGATTTCCACTGTCGGCTCCTTCTGCCAGCGCCCGAGCCCGCCGATCCGCTTTGGTCCCGTGAATAGCACCTCCTCCAGCGTTGGGTCCATCAGTCCGCTTTCGTAATTCTGGAGCGATACCTGCCGCGCCCGCCCGCCGTCGTGTCCTGTGATCGCCACCGCGCCCGTGCGTTCGAGCTGGAGAAGCGCGCGGAAGATACGCATGTTCTGCATGGTCGGAGAAAGCTCGCCCCGGCCCTTGTAGGGGTGCAGCACGATCCTCGGAACCTGCTTGAGCCCGACCTCGGCCGAGGTGGCAAAGGACGCCGCGCCCAGGTCGATTGAGCCCGAGGACACCGTGAACGCGCCAAGCGGCAGGCCGTCACCATGCACCTCGACCACCTGCCCCTCAAGCCACGGATAAGGCGACACGTCGATGGTCGCGCCAGCGCCCGAGATCGAGACGCTACAATCAGACATGAACGCATCATCGAACTGCTCAAGGAAGTGCCACGTTGCGCCGGTCAGATCGCGCTCGACCATTGCGAAGGCGTCACCGGCCTGCGTCGAGGAAAACTCCAGAGGCGTGCCTTGCGTCTTGACGCGGAAAAAGCCCGTCACCTGCTGCGCGCGGTCAATCACAACCATGGCGGCTGGCACCTGGTTGCCGTTCCGGTCAGTCCCGGTGTTGGCAACCAAAAGGATAGTCGGCTCGTCCACGTCGCGCGCCCGGCGCAGCACCAAGGATCGCGGCGACGACATGAGGTGCCCGGCCAAGAGCGACACCGGCTCTGCCGAATAGCTCTGCTCGGTGTCGGTGAACAGATACTCGCGCAGCGCTCGACCGTTGCGATCCACGAACAGCGTGCCACCCTGCACGTCCACCGGCTTTACGTTTGCGCTGGAGCCATGGCGGCTCGTGACCTTGAGTGCGATATTGTCGATGGTGATTGGCTCGTCGGGCACATAAAGCTCGGCCGAGCTGGTGAATACTTGCAGGTGCCGTCCAGGGTAAATGTTCTGGATTGTCACCTGGTCGTCAATGTTCGGTGCGACCACAATCGGAGACGCTGCCACCGGGTCTGCATCCTCCTTGAAGTCGAACAGCGCGCCCGCCCGGCTGGCCACAATCACATCAGATCGAGCCTTGAAGCCGCCCATCCAATGCCGTCCCTGATAGAACGTGCCGCAGCTCGGATAGCCGCGCGTGGCGCTCCATAGCGCGTCAAAGTCTTTCTTGCCGAACTGCTTGCGGGACAGCACCACCGTGCCGTCGCCGGTCAAAATGTCGATCACCAGGATCGGCCACGATATCTTGCCATCCTTGCCGGTGAATTCGACCTCAAGCTCTGCGTTCGCGTCCGATCCCTCGTTGATCCGCACGGTCACGGAGGTGATATCTGGCAGGCTTTCGATTGCCGTCTCCAGGTTCGCGGCGTTGGTCGAGGCCGTTGTTGTCCAGGTGATCTCGTCGCTGGTGGTGCCGTTGTATTCCACCAGGAGCTTGTGCCCATTCGCCATGTCATCAAAGCGCAAGAACTGGATTTCGTTCTCGCCCCCGCCGGTGTCCTCGTCGTCAAAGGAAAACTCGGTTATGGTGTCAAACTCCAGAGGGCTTGACCGCCAGTCCTGGTCGCCACCAAGGCGCTGCACGATGTAAGGCGGCTGGTCCTGGTGGTAGAGGATCAGGGTGTCGAGGTTCGGCGCGGCCTTGATCGAGGCCACCTGCGCGGCGGTGTGCGGGATCGGTGTTGCCGCCATCCATGCGCCGCTCAATCCGTCGAACACGTCGCAGCACCCCCCGATCATTACCAGGACATACTCGTCCTCTATGCTTGCCGTCAGGCGGTGCATGGAGAACGCCTCGACCGTGCCGCCAGAGCTGTAGCCTGCCTCGATCTGCATTTCCACGCCGGACAGCTCGACTGTGGCACCCTTGAGATCGAGCGCCGCAGCATTGTCTACGATCACACGCCAATAGCGCGCCGTTCCCAAGAGCGTGTCAGGAGCTGCGCCGAAACGTCGATCATAAGCGATATTGCCAACGGAGATGGATGCCACATCTGACCAAGTAGAGCCGTCCGAGCTGGTCTGGAGCGTGAGATTTGCCGTTGAGATACCGGCCGGGAAGCTGACGATCCGAAGATCGCGCGTATCAAACAAAGACACCGCCTCCTCGCTGCCCAAGTCCAGCCTAGCGATCTCGTATTCCGTCGCTGTGCCCACGCCTTTGGTGGCTGTCCCGCCGGAACTGTAGGCTCCAAGCGCCGAGCTGTCGAAACCGTCAAGCTCGAAGGTGTTGGCGGTCAGAACCGTGATTGCGCCTTGGTGCCCATTGACCGAGCTGGCGAGTATTTCCTCGGCCGAGCCGCCGGTTGAATATGCGGTGAACCCGCTACTATCGGTCCCATTGAGAGAAAAGCTGTCCACGCTGATTACTGTGATCGTGTAGGTGTCGTTGTTCAACTCCGTCATACCGGAGACGCCGGTGATCTCGATCTTGTCTCCAGTCGAAAACCCATGCGCCGCAGCGGTGATAAGGCACGGATTTGCCTGCGTGGCGTTGGAGATCGACGCCGTTGATCCGCTGGGCGATCCCATGCCCTCGATCCCCTCGATCCGTACGCTGTCGCCTGTGGTGTAGCCGTGGCCCGTGGCCGTCACCACCGCGGGGTTGGCATTGCTCACGCCCGAGATCGTCGCATCCGATCCAGTCTCCAGGAGCGTGTTGCGGTCGCCGTCGGTCAGATTACCAGGCGTTCCGCCGTTCACGGCCGTGACAGTTGCGCCGCCTAGACTGATCGAGGAGATCGGGCCGCGCTGGAGTGCGCGAAACCGCCAGCCCTCGCGCCGCTTTGCCCCGCCTTGGGGCAGAGGCACCGCGTTCTCAATGATGCGCGCCGAGTTGTAGAAAAACGCCACATCTTCGCGGCTCCAGAGAAGCGGATCGAACTCACCGGCCGAAAGGCTTGTCTGCACATGGCGGCTGGTTGGCATTAGAAAACACCCCCAAAGCGGGCGTTCCAGATCGGATCGTGATCGTCCAGGAGTGATCTGGTCGGATCGCCGGTTGCGTCGGCCTCGGTGGCAGTGCGGAATAGCCCGCCCCGGCCAAACTCGCTTGGGTTGCCGTATGCAATCTGGCGGTGCAGTTGTTCCTTGCTCGCGTTTTCCGTGACTGGCAGCGCCAGGGTTGCCGCGACGGCCTCGATTGCGAGCGTGTGGAAATAGCCAGGCCATTGGCTTTCCGGCACGCGCCAAATGTATTCGATCACCACCTGGTCATAGTCACAGAACAGCCAGCGCTCTTGAATTTCGTAGAGGAACACATTGGCCGCGCGCTGCCTGGTGGTGTTGAACACGGACAGCGGCTTGCCCACGCGATCCGTGCGCAGCGTCGGCATGAGGAAAGCCCGCTTCCATTCGTTGATCGGAGTGCCAGCCGCATCCTCGGCCAGCACCTTGCGCCGCGTAGCAAAGCTCCAGTCATGCGAGCCAAGAAGTTGCAGGATGGTCGGCTCGTAGAGCTGGTTCACCTTCTCGGCTGTATCGCTGTCCTCCTCAAACGAGGAGATCGCCGGTTCGCCCAGGCGAGCCAGTGCTTGCGATGCAACGTCCACTCTGCTGTCGGTCATGTAAGCCCCCTAAGAAAATGGGCCGAGGCCATGACAGCCCCGGCCCGCCCCTCGCATCCACACCCCAGCGGATTAGGCGAAGGCGTCGATTGCCGCGATGGTCACGACACCGGCACCGCTGATGGCCGAGACGTGTGCATCGAAGTCGGCGTCCGATCCGTGGATCAAGATACGATCCCCGATGCGCAAAAGGCCAGCGGCCGAGTTGAAATAGCCAGCGCCCTTGATGGCGGCTTTGGCGTCGGTCCCGGCATTGTAGCTCCAGATTTTCACGCCACCGCCGGAGCCGCTGTGGTTCTCCAGTCCTTGCAGGTTGAAAGCCATGATGGTTCTCCAGTTTTGATTTCAAAAGAAGGCGAGCATCATGCCCGCCCCCCTGGTGGCGCTTATGCGCCGTCCTCGTCGCAGGTGATCTCGACCACGCCACCGGCGTCAATCTCAATCGAACCGGCCGAGAACAGCATGTTTGCAAGCCAGCTTGTCTTGGTCGGAATGTAGTTGACCTCCATCCGCTGATCCATGCCGATGGCGTGGCCGATGGCCGACTTCGCATAGGCAAAGGTGGTTCGGTCGCCGCCGGTCAGGTCAAGACCGCCCTCTGCACGGCTTGCGATCCACTTGAACGACATGCCCAGGAAGCTGGAGATATCGCCATTCACCAAGGCGCGCACCGTGTTGAAGTCTGCACTGGTCGCCTCGGTTTCACCCAAAAGACCCTCGCGGCCGACATAGGAGCCGACATAGGTGATGTTTTCATCCTCACCCACACCACCGTCGCCCAGAAGGCGCGAGGCGCGGCGCAGCTTGTCCACGTTGAGGTTGGTGCTTGCCCCGCCGATGGAGCTTGCCACGGTCAGAGTGGTTGCAGTCGCTTCCAGCGCGTCGATGATAAGCTGATCCTCGCGGCGGCTGATTGCCTTGGCGATGGAACCGGCCAGCTCCTCGCGCTCGGAGATGTTGGTTTTCGCATCATCGAACACGTCGGTGTATTCGGCAGCGTTCCAATCTTCGAGCGTGGCCGTCGCGTTGGTGTGCGCCAGTTTCATCGGCACAACGTCGGTCTGCTTGACGCGACGGGTTGCCAGGCCAGCGGCCAGTTTCGGGAAGCGGTGGGTCGAACCCACGACGCCAGTTTTCACGCGCGTGGTGTCGCGCAGCTTACCCATATCCTGATAGGCGTGCTTCACATCAGCGTCAAAGCTGGCGATTGCTGCGGTAGAGAGAGAGGTGGACATTGTGTCACTCCTTCAAGGTTTCAATCGGGGGAGATCGAGGGCCTTGAGGGTCACGGGCCTGTCGCAAAAGCCGGGTGCCGTTCCTCGCGGGTCTGCATCTTGTGGTGCAATATGCCACCAGAGGGACGATCTGGCAAGCGCGCATAAAAAAACGCCCCGGCGGAAAGAGGTTGCCGGGGCGTTTAGGTCAGGGAGGTTTCACACAGAGCTTGCGCCCTGTGATCCTATAGCACGCCAGACTTGATCGAGCCAGTGGGTTGCGGCGAGTTGCCAAATGCCTTCTGCATCAGGCGTTGAGCTTCTGCCATTGCTCCGTCCTTTTCAGAACCGGCTGGCATCCGGCTTGCGGCCGCGTGTTTGGCGTATGCCTCTTGCGGCGTCACCGATCCATCTGCTCCGTCTGCCATCGGGATCGGCTTCTCGCCCATCTCGCCGGTCAGGATGCGGTGGAAGATGCGTGCCGCCCGGCCAGTCCCGACCATTTGGGAAAACTCCGCCACGTCCGCATCGTCTTTCAGCACGCCGCGCTGCACCAGTTTTTCGGCATAGGTGCCGATGGTGTTGACGATGGTGCTGGCTTCCTTCTGGCCAACCTCTTTGACCAGCGATTGCATCTCATTCTCGCCGCTGATCTTCTGCGCCTCTTCATTCGAGACACCCATCGGCATCCCGCTTTCGGCAATGCCTCCCAGGCCATCACGCATAAGCTGGGTGAAAGCCTTGTCAGGGATACCGAGCTTGTGCGCCGCTTTTCGGAAGGCATCGACATAGGGCTTGGAGGCTTCGCTGTTCAACTCGGCCGCGATCTTGTCGTCTTTGCCATCTGCATCGAACACATATCCGTCAGGCTTCTCGGGAACGGAGCCTTCCAGCTTGCCCTCGCCTTTGCCCTTCTGGGACAGCTCACGCCGCGCGCCCTGGTAAGCCTTCGTTACTTTCGCCAGCGTGTCGTCAGCCGACGAACCCACGAGATGATCCGGTAGCTCCATCCCTTCCGGCATCTTCCAGGCATCGCCGTCTTTCGACTTGCCCTTGCTGGCAAAGTCCAGGATCGAGGAGCCGCCCTGTTCCGATCCAGCTCCTTCGCCATCTCCACCTTCGCCGCCAGCGCCTTCGCCCTGGTCGCCGCTGTCACCGTCTCCGTCGCCTTCGCCCGAACCACTCTTGCCTTCATCGGCTGGGCTCCAAACGGGGGCGTGATACTGCCAGAATTTCCACATGCACGTCGTCTCCTTGTTCGCTGGGGTGTGGGTTTTCGTGTCAGCCCGCGAGGAGCTGGTTCACCTGGTCGCCTACTTCGATTTTGGCTTCTCGCAGTCGGGTGACGGCGGGCCATTCTCCGGTGCGGTTGCCGTCCTCGTCAGCAATGAACGCCTGCATGTCCAGCTCCTTGATAGCGGCGTCGATCTCCTCGTTGAGCTTGGTGATCGCCCGTTCGATCCGGCGGCGCGAGCCACGATTGACCTTGGATCGCTTCACCTCCCCCTCGATCAGTGTGGGCTGGTTGGCTTTCGCTTCCGCGATCTTCGCCTCCAGGTCGGCCACGGTCTCGTTGCTGTCCAGCTCGATCCCAAGGCCCTTGGCCTCCTCGATCAAATCATCCTTCTTGGCCATTGCCATCTCCTTCTTGCGCCAGGGTGATGTTGTGAACGATATCGAACACGACTTGCGCCATGCCCTCACGGTAGAACGCTGCATCGGCCCCCTGGCCCGGCACGCAGCGCGTCAAGTTGACGTAGCGGTTATACATATCCGCCAGAACCTCGCGCCCGGCAGGCGTCGAGAACACCACCGCGTAAAGCTCGGGATCGAGCCCCTGCTTGACGGGTGCCTGTGCCTCTGTGCGGCGCATGAGATCGCGCCAGGCGTCACTGTCCGCGTTCTGGAATAGGGCGTCGAGCCCGGTATCACCGTCTGCCATTCTGTTGCGCCCCCTGCGCGTCTACGGCCGCTTCCGCCACGTTTGGATCAGCCCCTTGCTGCGCCGCGCCTTGTGCTGCCGCCGCCTTCATCAGCTCGGCCTTGCGCTCCTTGGTGGTGCGGACCGCCATCGGCACGTTCATCAGGTCGCCCAAGAGTGGTGTGGCTTTCTCCAGGTCCACCTCGAACGCCATGAGCTGATCGCCGCCAATGGCCTTGAGCATTTCCATGAAGCGCACAATGTTCTCGACCTCCTGCATGGCCTCGCCCCGAGCGAGCGGGCTTGTCATGCGCACCTCGATCAAGAACTGGTCAATCTGGAGCCCCTGCGTCGGCAGGATTTGCTTGCTTTCCAGGATATCCACGACGCGCTGCACGGCTGGGATCACGAACTCCGCATAGAGACGGCCCAGACCACCAGCTTGATCTGCCACCAGCTCGCGGGCACGCTGCACGAACTCGGTCGCGGTGCGGATCGGGCCAGCCTCGGGCGGCAGGCTGTTGTCACCGATCACCTTGCGAATGTTCATGTGGAGAGTGTCCAGCACCAGCTCGCCAAAGTCGATCCGTTGGGGATTGTCGAGGCGCTGGAGGCTGGGACCGTCCGGCCCGCCGTTGCGGCGCACCTTGATGATCGAATAGGGCTTGATCGAGATAGGCCCGTTCAGCCCGTTCTCGGTCGCGGTGTAAACGCCAGCCACGGCCACGGCCACGGCGCGGAGCGTCAGCTCCACGATCTTGTTGGCGGTGCGGATATCGGGCAACGCGAACAGCACCGGACCCCGCCCACGGTTTTCGCCCGGCAGCTTGGAGTATCGCGGCGTCACGAAAGGCGATGTGCGGCTCTGGCGTTCGACCAGGCGAGCCTTGTCCGCGCCCTTCTGCCAGAACACCTCGTAGCGGAACGGCCGCTCCTTCTCGTCATAGTCGCGGTAGACCACCGAGGCGAGCTTGACCATGCCGGGCGTCGGCTTCTCGGCCTCCTCTTTCAGCTTCTCGGGCAATGTTGCGTCTGTCCACTCGGCCATGATCGCATCAGCGCGGATTTCGTGCCAGAAGAACCAGCGATCCAGCCGCCCGTTCGGCCCCTCGTAGGCGTAGAAGTGCGAGAGAGGCATGGCCTGAAAGATCACCGGCTCGCCCAAGAAGTCGTCGTTCGGCATCACCTTCATGCCGCCCTGGCCATAGTGCCAGTCGATGTATGTCTCATTGGAGGCGGTCGGAAAGCCTGGCCCGTTAAACACGGCCTGCACGATGTTGGTGACGGCCTCCAGCTCTGCCTTGGCCTCGTCTTTCGCCTTGCCCACGGCCTCCTTGAAAGCCTCGTCCGGCATCTGTTTTGCAGCCGGTCCCAGGCCAATCTCAAACCAGTCCTGAAATTGTGGGGTGAAGTCCGAGGAGAGACGGTTGGCGGCTCGGATCACCGACACCTGTGGCGTGCTGTCCCAGTTGTAAGCGGCCTTGTTCTGGCCCTCTTTGGTCTTGGTGAAGTTCTCGCGGTCGGGAAACGTCAGCTCCATCGCCTCGCGGTAAATCTCGTCCGAGCCTTCCTTGTCGCGCTTTGCGGCAGAGATCGCCTTCCACGCTTTGTCGATGGGCCACTGTGCCACGATCAGCCCCCGAGTGTTTTCTTGAGGCGGTCTGACAGGTTGCCGATCAGCATGTCCCGGCCCCGAGTGCCTGCACCGCCGCCGCCGCCACGTTCGCCACGCTGTTGCGCGCGCCCGGCTTCCTCGTTTGAGTTTTGCCGCTCACGCCGAGCCTGCGCAGATTGCTTCTCCGCTTCCTTGCTGGCCCCGCCGCCTCCAAACATTCCGCTCATGGTCGCCTCCATAGATATAAGCTCATATCGCGGCCCGTCGGTGAAAACGCAGTCGCTGGCCCGCAATCTAGCCGAAAACCAAACCATTCGGCAAACCTTATCGCTCTTTCGTCGTCAGAGGCCACCCAAGCGCGCAGCTCATCATACACCGCGCCGCTGTTGCGGAAGATCGTGTATAGCCGGAACAGCGGGCGAAGCTCGGCCGAGGATCGGATTGCGGCGCTGGGATATGATACGAACCAGCCGCGCCGGTTTACGTCGGGCATGATTGCCATGCTGGCCACAAACTCGCCGTGATCGTCCTCCAGCGTCCAGGCCCACTTAGCCGTCGTCGCCACCATCTCTGGCAAAAACGGTTGAGCCAACGCTTCCGCTTGTTCCTCGGGCCTTAGCCTCTGCAACATCTCGTTCAACGTCCTGTTGCCGGTGATCCCCGGATGGAGCATTGCCATAGCCATCATCTCCCTGTGTTCGCCCTGCCCAATCGGCCTTTACCACCGCACGCGCCGCCGCTCGTCGGTTGCCCCCCTCTTGATCGCTCGATCCCTGGAGGTGGTGCGGCTTGAGATCGAGGTGGAACTCCTGAACGTCGATGCGGTGCCAGATACCAGCGAGGATCGGCAGCTTGCCGGACACTGTTCGGATGAAGGTCGAGCGGCGCATGTGGATGCGGCCCTTGCTGTCGGTCCTGACCACGCCAGAACGCGGCCACACGTCGTCGTCATGCACCATGAAGCTGGGCAACATCGCCACGTTGCCTTTGCAGGCGCGCATTAGCGACGGGATGGACAGGTCAAGATCGGGTTCGGTCATGTAAGCCCCCATTGTTTCAAAATGTCCTCGGCGTCGGTCACGGATCGCACCACGGCATAAGGCGCACCGGCCCGCGCCAGATCACGCTGGATATCCTTTTGCGCATCGCTCTGTCGGCTCTTGGCCTTGATCTCCAGGAAGAACGCGCGGCCCTGCCAGATGATCTCGATATCCGGCCAGCCTGCCTTGGTGCCCAGCTTGCGCGCCTTGGCGATCTGGCGAGCCGCCTCGGGTCCGGCCATGTCCAGCTCGTTCGGGCTGTGGTGATAGATCGCGTCGGCCGGTAGCGCGAGATCTAGGAGCTGGAGGATCGCCTTGTGGATCGGCCCCTCGCGGTCCTGGCGCGGCGCGCTGTGGTCGCCGTCGGCCTTGTAGAACGCCTGGAGCTGGGCGGCTGTCATTCGGTCAGCCATTGGACACCGCCAGGCGCAAGCGCCGATGCGTGCGGCGTTTCTGGTTCTCCAGGTGCGTTACCAGCTCCAGGTGGTTCGGGTTGCAGCACAAGCGATTGTCGCAGAGATGATCCACCTGCTTCTTGCCATGGATGAAGCCGTGAAAGTGGACGTAGGACACCAGATGCACCGCGACGGTCTGGCCATCCAGGCACATGCGGCCATATCCGCCACCGCGCCCATTGCCCGAGGTTGGCCCTTGCCATTCCCAGCATCCGGTTTGCTCGTTCATCTCAACGCGCGCCATGATCTTGCCGATCACCCGTTCGCGCCTTCCCTGGTCTGGCGTCATGCTCTATACCCCAACTCCCAACGGCGATACTTCGCCAGGTTCCTGATCTGGATCGCCATTGTGCGAGCATCACCGCCCGCCTGGTCAAGAAGCGCCACTTGCTGCCCGTAGTGCCGGGCGGTGTGGTTCACGTCGGCCACGGTCGGGCTGTCTCGCAGCGCCTGCATGATCTGATCCACGGTCACGCCCCGCCCGTGGCCGCGATCTGGACACGTCGGGCAGGTTTCTGGGTAGACCTTGCTGCACCCGCCGCAGATGAACGTGCGGAGCGTCATGCCGACACCGCCGCGAAGCATTGCACCGCCACCCCGAGGAGCCCGGCGAAGTAATCCGTCGCCTCGGCACACTCCAGCGGCGTGGGATACGCCCCCAGCTCGGGCAGGCCCGGCAGCATGGCAATGGCCCTCCAGATCGCCTCGCTCATTCTTTCCCCTCCGCTCTGCGCATCCGGCGAATTGCCCGGTGCATGATCCTGGTTCGCTCGTTCTGATCCCATCCGAGGATCGCTTTTCTTCGCTCGATCCGGCCATCTAAAACCTCAAGCCGTTGATCTTCCTCGGCTTTTGTAAATCGCTTCCAAGGCGGCGTCACGTCGTCTCGCTGCACGTCGCCCTTCGCCATTGTTACAATTCCCTTATTTCGTTCGGAATTGCATACACCTCGCCCCGCTGCACCGTCAAGCGAACACATCAAAGTCGCCGTCAGCCTGGAACGATCCCCCGCCTTTTCCGTCAGTCCTGCGCCCGCCGAGCCGGTCGAACTCACCCACGCCGAGGAAGCCATAGCCAGCCCCGTCGCAAATGTGGCTTTCGTCGTTCTTCGAGGGCTTGTCGGCATAGCGATCCTCGCCCGTGACCGCCAGACGCTTGAAGTGCCACGCCCCCATCAGCCCCTTGTGCAACATCGGGCAGTGTCGCTTGTTCAGCAACAGCCCAGGCTTGCCGTCGATCATCCGCTCGCATGGCCCGGCCAGCGCCGCGATCCGCATCTTCGGGTCTTGCGTCGGAGCGGGTTGCAGGTTGATCCCATGTTGCGTTCGCAGCCAGTCGAAGCTGGCTGTCTCGAATATCTCGTCACGCTTTCCGCCTGCTGGATCGCCCCACCCTGTGCCAGTCAGCCCTCTGGCCACATGATCCGGGAAGTGCTTGACCAGCGCCTCACCGACCAGCTCGCCAAATCTCTTGATCCCCATGTCGAAGCACACCACCTCGCGGTGCGCGAGCAATGGCCCCCGAGGATGCTTCTGGAACAGGAGCGCCGATGGCTGGAGCGTGCCGCCGCCAATGTCTGCCCCGATGAACACCCTCTCGTCAGGCAGGATCGGCAGGTGATCGACGCCATGCACCTGGCCGTTGTATTGCGGGACCACGCGCCGCCCGTCCGTCACGAACGTGTAGACGCCCTGGAGATAGCTTTGGATTTCCTCCAGCGTCTTACCTGCCAGCGCGCGGCCGTAGTAGCTCCGCACTCCAAGCGGGTTTGATCCAGCATCGACGCGGGACAGTGCCACCAGGTTCTCCTGCCAATGGTTCACGATCCAGAACCGATCCGCAGCACGGATCACCTCAATCGGACACTCGACCCGGCGCGTCTTGCCTCGATAGTAGATCAGCACCTCGGCCGATGTGAGGCGCACGCCTTGGTAGTCTGGGAAATTCTCGTCGATGATCTCGGCACCGTTGCCACGCGGCCGCACCTCCAGGACGCCGGGCGGTTGCTGGTGGAAGTGATAACCTTCTGGCGTCTCGCGGTGGTGCCAGCCATAGAGCCAATGATCTGCGTCCGGCGGGTTGGTGTCGCCCCATATGCCGCTCCATGTGGTTGGCCGCTCGTTCACCCCGAACCGGCCCACGCGCTCGGTCAGCCGGGTGATAACTGATCTGGGCACCTCGCGCATCTCGTTGATGAAGGCCCCGGTCAGCTCCAAGGAGAGGAGCTTCTTCACGTCCTTTGGCTTGTCGAGCGCGATAAGGTTGACCTCGATCTCCAGGCCGGAGTTGCGCGGCTGGATCATGTGCGTTGCCGGTGATCTCCAAATGATATCCCCGAACGCATCCGATGGATAAATCTGTTGATAGGTCACGGCCGTCGTTGATCGCAGCTCGGGCATGGTGTTTCGGATCACCGCGAACCTGGAGCGGCGCTTGCCGTCCTCGCTGGGCGCTTGCTCTTGGCCTAGATCAAGGATGCGTTGAAGGCTGGGCACCGACTTGCCGGAGCCGACCGGCCCGATGATGAAGCTCGCAAAGCTGCGATCCTGCTTGTAGGCCCACGCGACTGGGCTCGTCTCGTAGGTCCAGGTTTGGTTTACCATCCGAACAGCTCCAAAGCGGTGGCCCCGAGCAACCAGGCCCCGGCAGCGCATGACGCCACCAAGACAGCCCGCCCGATGATCCGATATCCAGTCACCGCCCCCTCCTCTTGATCGCCAGATAGTCCACGATCCGCTCGCCTTCGTTGCTTCGATCCGCAGTGATCCGCTGCGTCAGGAGGCAGAGCCCGCGTTCGTGCAATCTCATGGCAGCTTCTTTGACCGACCTCGACGCGGAACCAGCCGAGCCCCGATGATACACCACCAGGTCGCCGGGCTCCACGCGGTCGAGTGCCTGGGCGATCACCGCTTCCTCGCTGCCCGATGCAATCTTCTCGATGCGCAGCTCATTCATGGCCTGCGCTCCGGCCAAACCGTGATGAAGCCATCATCTTCGATATCGCAAGGCAAGTCACTTGCGCTCTCTGTGCTGGCCCGTGAGTGCCCTTGTGCCTTTTCGGCACCCACCATGCCCGAAACACCCTTCTCGGCATCCTGCGGCCGCTCCTCGCGCGGCTGTCGCTGCAAATGCTCCACGTCGAAGTCACCATTCGCGCGGTGGTGGATTTGAAAGTCATTCATCGTCGTCTCCTTCCGGTTGCCATTTAGGGATCGCTTTCAAAGCCTCCCCTGCTGCTGGCGGGATCACCGCAACGTGGAAGCCGTCGCCAGTGCCGCCTTCCCGATCCTCTCTGCCGTAGCCGTGGTTCACCTCCAGGGCGAACTTTGCCCCGTTCGATGCCTCCCTGACATACAGCGCTTCCTCTGCAAATTCTGCGATCCGCATCTTGGCGCGTGCGATGATCGGGACAAATGCCGGATCACGTGGCTCGTCTCCCCTGCCATATGCCAAGAGGGTTTGCCTGGTGGTGTCCAGTGCGAGTGCCAGCCCTGCCATGGTTGGGGGAACTTGGTAATCTTCCTCGTATGGCTCGCCATCGCGGGGATAGATTTTGCGCTTGCGCGTTCTGCTTTGGAAATAGTCCTCAATCCGATCTTCCAAATCTTCGGGGTCAGTGAAGGCGAGGTGTCCGCGCATTGCCATCATTTTGTCCCTCTGCTTTTTGCGCCCAGCTCTGCGATTATGCGCTGGGTTTCTTCGCTCACCTTGCGCCCCGACCGACCGCTATCAGCGGGCGGGGAGGGAGGGGCGCTTGAGGCGTTTCGCCTGATATTTTCGGTTCGGCCTACGTCTCCGTCTCCGTTGTCCGTGTCAGTCTCCATATCAGTATCAGTTTCAGTTTCCTGTATCAGTTTCACGTGTTCTATGTCCCACAGGTGTGCCACACCGTGTCCTCCCACCGTGTATGACACCGTGTCTAACACGGTGTGCAGAATTGTGTTCGGCTCGGGCATTTGGTGCATGGATAGGGCGCGGCGCATGGCCGGAACATCGCGCTTTGTTTCCGACGCGATCAGGTTTTGCAGGTCTTTAATCATCTTGGAAAACGGCGCGCTGTCAGGGTTCCATCCCTCGGCCTTGGTCAATGTTGCTATGACCATCTCGACCAAGGCGTGCAGGCGCAGATCGCCGCGCTTGACCAGGCGAGTATCGTTGAACACTTTGCAGAACGCAGAGGCCGTGGAAGGGTTGTTCGCCCCTGTGTCATTCCAGAACCACTTAGTGATCCTGATCTGATCGTCCTTTCCGCGCTCGATCAGGTTGACGCGCTCCATGTCGTCCAGCATGTCCTCGGCCGTTTCCTTTTCCGTCCGGCGATCCGCAGCGAAGTAGCTGACAGGCAAGCGGAACACGCCGACGCTGTTCCCGTGCGGGCAGGCGATCAAATAAAGGTAGCCGAGACGGCTTGTGTCGTTCTCCAAGGACAGGAATTTGTCGCTATCCCACACTGATGTGCCAATCGGTCCATATCTGCGAGACATTCAAGCCTCCTTTGGCTCAAGAGCCCTGACCAGATCAACAATAGCATCGCCCTTTGATTTCCACAGGTGATAGCTGGCCCCGCTGGCACGCTTCATCTCTGTTTCGGATAGCCCGGAGCCACCGGCCAAGATGATCTTGACCGCAGCTCCCAGCACGTTGAGATCAGCAGCCATGACAGGCCCCGCGTTGTGAATGTGCAGGCTCATGCTTTATCCTTCCACTTGTAGGAAAGCGGGTGACAGCCGGGCAGGAGCGGCGGGTCCAGCTCGACCAGCTCGCCGCGCAGCTTCTGGAATTTCTCGGGCGATACCTCTGTGCCGTCGTGTAAGCTGTAGCGGCACATGCTGCCGCCATGCGTCGGGGCGCTGAC